AATCCAACCGAGATTGCTCGTGAGGATATCGATGATATCGTCCGCGCTTTGATGTCCAACAATGCTTATAGCATTAGTGATGGCATTGAGGGGGAAGATAGATTCGGTACTGCTCCCGTAAGAGATGCTTATTTTGCGCTAGGAAATACGAATTTGATCGGTGATCTGGATAAAGTAACCGGATTCATCGCTAAAGTTCAATATCCTAACCAAGATAGAACTCTACGTCCTGAATATGGTTCTGTTTCCAACCTTCGTTTCTTGCTATCAAGCATTGGAAGCGTAGAAGAAAATGCATCTCTCAATGGAGCCGATGTATATAACCTATTCTGTTGCGGTCTTGAAGCATTCGCTTGCATCGAGCAAGACGGATATTCTGCACAATTTATTTACAGACCACCTATCTATGACGGCCCTTTAGCCCTCAATGCTAGCGTCGGTTACAAATTTGCAGAAGTACCAAGAATAACAAATGACGCGTGGGTATTAAATTACCGCGTGACACTATCGGTATAAGGAGGAATGATATGAACTACGGACAAATAGTAGCTTCTGGTTCCTTCACATCCGATGGAACAGCTAAAGAAATACCGCTACGAAGTGATTTCGATTTCTTCGAAACTACAAACTACACCCAGATGGCAACAACTCAAACACCGGGACGCGGTGTTAAGTTCACCTGGAATCGTGGACTTGCTGACGGCTATGGATTCATGGTCTCGAAAGAAGACGCCGCCGATACTGTAACTTATGAAGTTGTAACATCGGGAGCGTTTACACGAGTTGATAAATCCGTGAAAACTCCGGAAGCTGCAAAGTCTACATCGGGCACCGATGTAACGAATGCAGATCCTGCGGTTGTAACTGTGACAGCTCACGGTTATAGCACAGGCGATCGCATCCGTATTTACGGAACGACTTCCATGCTCCAAATTGCAGGATATGAGTTCACCATCACACGAGTTGATGCTAACTCATTCCAGCTTCCCTATTTGGATGCTTCGGGATTTGCAGCCGCAGCGACTGCCGGTACTGTAAGACGCATTCCTAACAACCCAAGCTATGTACCTGAAAAGAATTACATCACGAAGGCAACACAAGCCTCTTCAATGGTCGTAACTCTTTCCCTTACTCATAACTTGGCAGTAGGAGACAAAGTACGTCTTCATGTCGATTCTAATTATGGAATGACACAAGCCGACGGTCTTGTCGGAGAAGTGACAGCAGTCGACACCACGAACAATACCATTACCTTGGATATTGATTCTTCGGCATTCGATGCTTTTGCATTCCCGATATCGGCAGTGGCAGCGGGCGGAGTGACACCTGCTCATATCGTTCCTTTCGGCACTGTTGCAAATGGAGTCGATCAAGCACTCGTCAATCAAGATCAAATCGTTATGAAACTCGGAGCCGGAGCCGATGGGCCTGCCGGATCTTCAAGCGACGTGATCTATTGGAGAGCTTGGAAAGCCGGATTTGTAAACAATGAGTAAGGCTAAGCCTAAGGGGGGGGAAACTCCCCCTATATTAAAAAAAGAGGTGCTAGAAGAAAGCACAGAGATTGAAAAGGAGAAAGATATGATAGGAGAAGTTATATCTTCTGCCGGAGTGAAGACCGCAAGAAAGCGCTCATCTGCCGAAGAAATCGAGAAGATGAGAAAGGATGACAATAAGCTTGTAAAAGGCATTTTCCGTTGTCATGAGCCTAAAGGCGGGTCTGTTACTTTGGTATGGAGAGAATATAAAGGCGATCCAATTAGACGTTATACTCTAGTTGATGGAGAGCAATATGAAATTCCTAAAGGACTTGCAAAACATCTCACTAAAAATTGCACCTATTATGAGCATATGCACATTTTAGGGGCTGATGGAAAGCCTCTTGTAAATAGACAGGGCAAGCCAGTTTCTCGAATGACATTCGAGAGTATGGAGTTTTACGAGTGACAATCTACGCTCCATCTTTTTATAAGGAGAGCGAAGCTGATTTTATACCTAAACGTCGTGAGATTTCCGACGTTTCTAATTCTTCTAATGCTGAAATCACAACGACAGAGGACCACGAGTATTCTATAGGTCAAAAAGTAAGATTACATGTCGATGACAGGCACGGCATGCAAATTAACGGAGTAGAAGCAACAATACTAACAATACCGACAAGCACGACATTTACAACAGATTTTGACTCCTCTTTATTAGAAGCATACTCCACACCTGTTTATGTTGATGGAGACGGTTTCACTCCTAGTCATGTAGTCCCGATTACGGGAACTACTCAAAATAGTGCAACCAGATAAGGAGACCATATGACAACACTAGCAAGGATTCGAAAAAAAGTAAGAAGATTAACCGCAACACCTTCAACCCTCCAATTATCTAATGACGACATTGATGAATACATCAATGACTTTTACACACAAGATTTCCCGGCGCATTTAAAGTTATTCAGCCTTAACACTACCTACGATTTTTATACTGAACCCAACGAAGATAGATATCAACTCCCTGTTAACACTTACACGAATGTAAAACCACCGGCTTATGTTGCCGGTTATCAAAGCTACTTTTCTTTGAATAGAGAGCAATTTTATAGAATATATCCATTCACAAATGCCGAATCCGTATTAGGAAATGGCGACGGCACAGCAGGGACATATACTTTCACACTCTCAAATATCCCGGTATTGAAACGTGAATTTACAGTCTCGGCAGTTGACAGCTCGGGAAATAGCATTTCTTTAATCGATGACGGATTAGGGAATTTAACAGTGCCGAATGATACGACAGTAAGAGGATCTATAAACTACGCCACGGGGGCTATTTCCATTACAGATTGGGGCAATACCATCCCCTCTACAAGCCAAATCATTGCCGAATATGTCCCTTATGTTGCATCTAGGCCCCTTGGGATATTGTTCTTCGACAACTATTTTTACTTAAGGCCCGTTCCGGATAAGGCTTATAAAATTTCTGTTGAAGTATATCGAACACCTGCCCAAGTGCTCGATTCAGATAGCGACAGCCCTGATTTGCATCAATGGTGGCAATTTATTGCCTTTGGAGCCGCCCTTAAAGTTTTGGAAGATAGGCAAGATACTGAAACCTTAGAACTGCTCATACCGAGATTCGATGAGCAAAAGCAATTGGTGCTCCACAGAACAATCGTACAAGATACACCTATGCGCACTCCGACCATATATTCGGAGCAGACAGGCAATTTCTTTGGTGAAAGACCGGGAGGATGGTTTTAATGCCAAGGTATAGACCGACAGCCATAGCATATGAAGAAAGCGGACTTATCCAAGATAGGAAAGCATTCGCTACCCCTAACGATGCCTATACTGTCCTTGAAAATGCCTATATCTGGCGTGGAATCGTCAAGCGTAGATTAGGATATGAAACCTTAGGAAGGCTTGAACGATCACTCACATCACAAAGCTTAACTGCAAGTGTTGCCTCTGCCACCTATGATAATGGCGGAGCGGATATCTTAACGACATTATCATTGAGAGCCACAGAACCTAATGCAGAAATTGAATCCGGAAGCTTAACTATCACCTTTGATACAGGGGGCGTCAATGAAACTATTCTAACGGATTCAGGAGATGGAACGCTTGCCATTACCGCTACTAATAATCTGAATGCTACAGGCGGGACTATCAATTACATTACAGGTCTCATATCTGTGAGCTTTGCAGTTCCAATAGGAGCAGGAATTGCTGTAGAAGTAGACTTTAGCTATTTCCCTTCTTTGCCGGTTATGGGAATCATTCAAAGGGAACTTAACAATATTAACAGTGAAGACACTCTCTTTTTCGATACGAAATATTGCTACTTAAGAGTAGCTTCCACATTTTCCGAATTCATAACCGGAACGGCATGGCAAGGGGACGATACAAATTTCTTTTGGGCCATAAATTATTGGAATTCCGGAAGCAATAGACTCTTTTGGGTCACGAATTTCAATAGCGGCGCTTCAGGCGATCCAATGCGTTATACAGACGGCACCACATGGACAGATTTTTTACCGGCAACAGATGCCGCTGGAACGACTTTCTTGCATCAAGCACTAATGCTTATCCCATATCGAGGGAGGCTTATAGCACTCAATACTTGGGAAGGAGCAACCCTTGCGGGCGCTGTAAATTATCCTAATCGAGTCAGATGGTCGCAAAATGGAGATCCTACCGACCAAGTCGACGGATGGAAGAGCGATACTCAAGGATTCGGCGGTTTTCTCAATGCTCCCGTCAGCGAACAGATCATTACAGCAGGATTCATAAGAGATACTCTCATCGTATACTTCGAGCGTTCCACGTGGAAACTGCGTTATACAGGAAATGAAATCCTACCTTTCGTATGGGAAAGGATAAATATAGAGCTTGGGGCAGAATCGACATTCAGTATTGTAAGGTTCGATAAAGGCATTTTAACCGTCGGAGACAAGGCGATCACGACATGCGACGGGAATTTTGTCGAAAGGATCGATCAGCCCATCAGAGACGAAGTATTTAAGATTCATAATGGCAATGACGGCGTTAAAAGAGTACACGGAATTAGGAACTTCTTTGAGCAAGTTGTATATTGGATATTTCCATCTGCCGATACAAACCCGACATTCCCAAACAGGGTGCTGCTTTACAACTACGACAATAACACATGGGCATTCTTTAGAGATTCATTCACAGCATTAGGAACATTTCAACAATCGAGTGATGTGCGCTGGTCTGATCTTACAGATGTGACATGGGCAGAATACGAACAAAGCTGGATAGCAGGAAGATTGCAAAGTCAATTTCCTTCTATTGTAGCCGGAAACGCTCAAGGATATGTGCAAATATTCAATTCAAAAGTCGGAAATGACGAGTCTTTACACATTACAAATATAGCATTCGGAACACCTCCGACTATCACATCACCGAACCATAATTTAGAGGACGGGGACGTCGTCGAGATTAGCGGAATCATCGGCACTTCCAGCACATTGAATGGGTATCGATATAAAGTTATCAATGCCGCTGCCGACACCTTCCAAATCCAAAGAAAGCCTAGATATACCATCTCGGCAATCAATACATCGACAGGTGAAATCACGGCAACAGGCAATAACTTAGCGATCAACGATATAATCCAATTTAGTGAAATATCGGGAACTACAGAACTTAACGGAAGAACTGCAAAAGTTGCCTCTATCGGCAATACATTCACAATAGATCTAGATATCTCATATATGACAGCTTATACGTCCGGCGGTTATGTAGAAAATTGCAATTCTCCTTTTCAGAATGTAGCTTTAGCCGCCGGCATTACTTATCTGGGAGGAGGAGAAATCACACGCGTCTCTAATTTCTCTATAAAATCTAAGAAATTCAACATGCTCGATAAAGGAAGAAAGTCGCAACTCGGATATTTGGATATTCTGACAGAAACGACAAGCACGGGAGAAATTAGCATCCCCGTCTATATCGATTATAACGACTCTCAGCCCATTAATCCAAGAGATGGAGACACTCATTTCAATAGCGCCATCCCTACGACAATACAGCAATTTTCAACGCAGAATCAATCGAACGAATGGCATAGATTCTATTGCAATGTTGAAGCCTCATTTTTTCAATATGAGCTGACACTTGATGAACCTCAGCTTATATCAAAAGAGATACAAGAAAGCGTGTTTAACTTAAACGCCATCATCATATGGCATGAAGTGGGGGCTCGCCTTGTAAGATGACGTATTCACCGCCTGACACACTTAATAGCTTCGTTCCAAATGATCTAATCATCCCATCCGATTTCGGTGAAGCAAACCTTATCTTAACCGACTATTTTAGGAATGTCGTCGATGCTTTGAATGATAAGGAAATCGCTCAATACAGCACAGAAGAACTCATTACGGGACAGAAGTTCTTCACAGCCGGCGACCCTCAAGATTTTCAATCGGTATACAGGAAAGTCATTGACTTTGGCGCTCTTCCAAATAGTGCCGCAAAAACAGAGGCACATGGGATTTCCTGGACTGCAAATACACGATTTACACGCATTTACGGAGTAGCGACCAACCCAAGCACACAATCAATACCGATCCCTTACGTTGATCCTGCAGCATTGAATAACGGTATTGCCGTATGGGTCGACACCACTAATGTAAACATAAAAACAGCGATCAATTACAGCTCATACACGTCTTGCTATGTCGTGTTGGAGTACATACAAAATTAAGGAGTAGATATGTCTTATAACCCGAACATTCCACAGCCAACAGACTTTGTTAGCATATCGCAAAATGACATCTTAAATAACTTCACGCAAATTAATACGACATTCGATGAAGATCACTATACATTTGATGCTGCCGCCAATAACGGAAAACATAAGAGCGTGACACTGCCTGAAGGTGCTGCAATAGGCACAGATCCCGGAGAGATTGCCCTTTATTCTAAGGACGACGGCACAAGACCCGCGTTATATTTGAGGCAAGAAAACGATGGCACGGAGATACAGATGTCGGGAATTTCCCCATCAGCGGCAACTAATGGTTATACATTTTTACCCGGTGGAATGCTTTTACAATGGAACACAAGTACTATCAATCCATCAGGAAGTACGACGATTAATTTCCCAACTGCTTTTTCAGGGACTGCTTATTCCGTCGTTGTAACACCGCTTAGAGATTCATCTAATACCGATATTGTTTATATAAAACCTGGGACTATAGCAGCCGCAAGCTTTCAAGTAAGAAATACGGCTGCTGGAATAACACAATGTTGCTGGATGGCAGTAGGGCCAGCTTAAAAAAGGAGATATTATGGCATTTGACATTATGGATTGGCTCGTAGGCCATAGTCCAAAGATGAAACAAACATCAAAGTTTACAGAGCCTCAACAACAATTTCAAGAAATGCTCCTTTCTATGTTAGGAGGCCCGACAGGGCAAGGCATGGACTGGATAAGCCAGCTTTTGAGCGGAGATGAAGAAGCGATGAAGGCTTTTGAAGCTCCGGCAATGAGGCAATTTGAGCAAGAAGTAGTGCCGGGGATTGCAGAAAGATTTGCAGGCATGGGAACGATGGGGGCAGGCGACTCATCGGCATTTCAACAGACAATGGGACAAGCAGGGAAGGAGCTTTCCGAGAATCTTCAACAAATGCGATCAGGCCTAAAGTTCAACGCACTTCAAGCACTGCAAAACTTCATGAATCCTGCAATGGCCCAAGGACGTGAAAATATGTACGATCCCGGATCATATGGAATTGCAGGGGGTGCATTGCAAGGAATAGGACAAGGCGCAGGCCAAGCGGCCGGAATGAGTATGTTTTTATAGGAGGTGAACTATGGTACAGATTTTACCAAGATTTGATCCCGGAGGGGAAATCGGCAAGGCTTTCGGCTCAGGAATCAGTGATATTTTAAAGACTAAAACAGAACGCGGAATGATGCTTAATGCTCTCGATTCTCTTGATAATATCACTCAAGAAGATCTTCAAAAAATGTCATTCCCTGAGCAAATCAAAACATTCATAAAGCCGTTTGTAGGTCTTAAGGGCGGCAATATGATGATTTCAGAACTTATGCCGAAGATCTTAGATTATATGCAAAATATGGCCGATATTTCTCCTGAAAGCATAGAACCCGGGATGGGAGAGGCTCCCGCTTCGCTGTCGGAAGAAGGAAAAAGGCTTTGGCATGCCACAAATAAACTAGATGAATATGCGGCAGGCCCTAAAAAAGCCCAGCCCTCAGAAATGGGCGATCCGATTGATAGGCCTTCAGAAGTTGCAGAAGGAGCAGAGCAGAAAATAAGAGGTGTCGATCCTGAACCTTTAACCAAGGTTGGCCCTTCTTTAAAAGGACTTCCGAATAACATGCCCGGGGATCTTAGAGATACCATAAAAAATTACCCTGAATTTCGAGCTATGGCATTGAGAGGCAACCCGCAAGGTTTATCCTGGGATCAACAAACGAAATTAGTTAGAGATCTTACACAACAAAGAGTTCCCAGAGAAGTTGCTATCAATCGAGTCGAAGATTTAAGCAGATTTTTGAAAACACAAGCCGGCGTTTTTCAAGATATACAAAACGATGTTGCTAAGGAAGCGAAAAAAATATATGGAAATTCCCCCTTTTTCAACATGTTTCAAAGACAAATGCAAAATGAGGCCGATAGTCAAATAGATGCCGGAAGATTAGAAAAAAACAGCATTCTTAATCTTGCAAGAGAAAGAGCGAAATCTTTAGAGACAATCATCAATGACGTTAAAAGTCAACAAGGGCGTCCAATATTTGAACTGGGTCTTGAAAATAGAAAAGGGAAAAGCTCCAGCTGGGTAGCTCCTCTTTTAAGAAAAGGAGAAGTTCGAACCGCAATTGAGCTTCTCACTCAAAGGAACATTCATCAAAAAGATGGAAAGACGGTCCCGGGCCCTGATTGGGGTCCTATTAGAGCTACAGAGATCGCATTAAGCCAAGTTCCGGGAAATCAAGCTATTCCAAGAGCTAGAAATTTTGCTAAACAATTGCCTGATGTTCGCGAAAAAAAATTTCGAGGTGATTTAAGCGATACAAGAAGACAACAATTAGTCAGTAAAGGGAGTGCAATGATTGAAAATTTTTTAAGCAATCAATTGGAACCTGAAGACAGCTTGGTGCTTCTTAGAGGATATGCCAATGAAATGGGATATGACGAGGACGTTTTCAATCAGGCATTAGAAAAGGCTAAACGAAAAAGAGGCGGAGAATTTAGCGAATATCAGAATTGGGAGGAAAGCACATTTTTACCTTACAACGTAAAGCCTAGCCTCATGGAAATTTGGAAGGGATTAAGACCTTTCGGGGACGCTTTTACAGGAAAAAGATAATGGGTTTTATAGACGAAGCAATAAGTTACGGTTATCAAGCCAAAGACATTTTAGACATGTTAGGGCAGACTAGCCCCGAATTTAAGGGGAAAATTCAAGAGGCTCTAAAATATGGCTACACTCCTGCTGTGATACTGCGAGACATTGCAACCATGTTTCAAAATCCTAAAGGAGAAAAAACCGCCAAGGCTTTAGGGATCAATCCAAAATACACAAGAAACTTAGCTTTTAGCGAGGATCTGGACCCTGCTTATACAATCCAGGAACAGATGAAGGGAGACGCCGGAACGGGATTTCAAGATACCATCGGACAAATGGCAGGTGCAGGAATCGGGGCAGGAATAGGATTGGCAATGGGGGGTCCTGCCGGAGCCATTGGAGGTGCTGCCGCGGGCTCTGATATGTATCAACAGCTAGTCGATCGATACAGAAAATCTAAAGAGGAAGGAAAAGCTTTAAGTTTTGCCGACTTTGTTAAATCCTTAGCCATCGCATCATCAAAAGGTACAGCAGTCGGCTTTAGCACAAAATTCCTAATGGATGTTCTAAATAAACTTTCAAAAGGAGAATCTCCTGAAGAACAAGGAGCGCCGCAAGAAGGACAAGGAAAACCTTCCGACGTCAAAGAAGGTTTCGGCGTTCCAACACCCGAAGATGAAAAGCCTTTTAGCGCCTATGATTATTTCAAAGGCAAAGGCGTCGATAATATCATCTCGCAGTTTGCGGGGAAAATGTCGCCTCAAGAAGGAAGAAAAGCCTTTAGAAAGCTATTCGGCAATACTTACGTTAAAGATGTCGAAAGAGAGCTGAAAATGCCTTTCGAAAAAGCAATCGGCATGGCTTTCGATGAAGTCAGCGGATCGATGCAGAAACCGGAACCCCATGGAATATTTGCAAAATATCAAGGCCTTACAGAACCTCAAATGAATCGCATTCGCACCATTGAAAAGCAGATCGATACGTTAAGGCAAAAAGGCGTGAAAGAAGACAGTCAAAGAATTCGAAAGCTTAAAGAAAGACGCGATCAAATAGCGCAAGGAAAAGGCATGTCGATGCTCGACGAGGAGCGCATGCGGTTTGAAAAAGGCTATGGCCCAATGGAGACGACAAAAGCCTCTAAGATGAAAGAGATATTTCAAGGAAACATTCCTAAAGGTGAAGAAATCGGAGAGATTCAAAAAAGCATAAAGCCTTTAGAAAACTCCCTTAAATCTTCCAATGTCTTAGGCGCTTTCTTCAATAAGGATACCGGCAAACTTCGCACCGTCTTCGGAAACGGCGAGATCTACGAATACGACAACATTTCATTTGATGAACTAAACAAAGTCACCGGCGGAAATGTAAGGCCTGTCACAGAAGGCGAAAATGAATTTGGAATCTGGTTCCAAGATAAGAAAAAATCGGTGGGAGCTGCCTTTAATCAATACATTAAAAAGAAAGCGGAAGAGTTCCCTTATCGCAAACTAGAAAAGTCTGAATACAGACCAAAAGAAGAGCAACTAAGAACAGCGAATAGGACATTCTTAGCATCCGGGATTTTTGAACCTTTCAAGACACAAAGAAAGAAAGGCAGGCAGATGGAAAAAGGCAAAATTCTTCGTGATATTGAGCCTTCATTGAAAAATATGGATGACGAATTTTTACAAGATGTCGTGGCTTATTTGGAAGATAAACTTTCGACAAAATTAAAGCACCCGCCAAAAGTTTCCAGACTCCAAAAAGAATTTAGAAAGGAGTTTTTATAATGGCTCTCAGCGATGAAATCAAAAAACTCATGCAAGAATATTTAAAAGATATGACGGAAGAAGAGACGGCCCTAGCTCTTAAGGCCTTAAAACAAGAGCAGAAAAGAAGAAAGAGAAAGAAGAAAAAAACAAAAAAATAACATGGTAGGAGGTATCCCATGACAGGCGTAAGAAGAGATGGGCAAGATACTACGGGTTACATGGGTATTAACCCTGAAGTAACACCGAAGATTATTAAGGCGCAACGTGCACCTTTAACAACGGATAGAAGACAAAAGATCGGTACGATTTGGATTAACCAAGCGACCGATATTTCTTATCAATTGACTAATGTGACAGCAGGGTCTGCAACTTGGACGCTGTTAGGTCCCGGATCAAGCGACGTGGATACATTGACAGGCGACGGAGGCGGAGCGATTTCCCCCGCAGCCGGAAATATTACACTCGCAGGCGGCACGAACATCACCACAGCGGGAGCAGGCTCGACGATTACATTTAATTTAGATGCTGCAATCACACTCGCAACATCGGTAACATCGCCAATTTATACAGCAGCCGCAGGACTGGCAATTAACGCAGCCGCCGCTAATGACATTACCATCAAAATGGGTGATGCTGTTGCCGGAAACAAGGTTTCTTTCGTAGACAGCGCAGCCGCTGAAGTTGCAAGCATAGATTCAGACGGTACTTTAACCGTTGTAAACATGGA